CAGATGAGTTTCCAGAATCTCATACACCTTATAGGTATTTGAATAGTGGAACATTTATAGCTCAAGTAGGAGAACTAAAAAAGATGTTTGCTTCTTCTACTGTAGCTGATGATGGTGATGACCAACTGTATTATCAGAAGTTATTACTAAGTAATGAGTTTGATATGACTTTAGATTATGAAGGTTATATTTTTCAAACACATGAAGATGCAACAGGTATAAGTAGTTCAGGACAACTTTATAATCCTAGAACAAATTGTTGTGCTTGTATCTATCATGGTAATGGTGGAGACAATACTAAAGATAAATTTAATGCTTTATACAATGTCTTTCATCCTAGAACTGATTATTATTTTAGTCCTAGTAAGTCATACGACATTATAGAAGATGATATGCTAGTAGCTGACTTTATGACTCAAGAACAATGTGAAAGACTTATTGAGTTAGCTGATAAGAATGGAAACTGGGATAGTTTAAAATATGATAAGTTTCCAGCACAAGAAATAAGAATAAAAGAATTAGGTTTGTGGACAGAGTTAGAAGCTAAATGGAATGAATTTATAGTACCAATACTAGAAAAGTATTGGCAACCTACAGAAATGTATGGTTTAAGAGATGCTTTTGTAATGAGATATAATTTAGATACACAAAAAGATTTACCTTTACATACTGATGCAAGTTTAGTAACAGGAAGTATAAAATTAAATGATGATTACGAAGGAGCTGATTTATTTTATCCTAGACAAAATATCAGTAACAAAGAAATACCAGTAGGTAAAATACTTTTATTTCCCGGTATGGTAACACATGGACATGAGTGTTTACCTTTAACAAAAGGAACTAAATATAGTTTTACTATCTGGTCAAACAGATTTCCCGGAGATAATATATAATGGAAATATCAACATATTTAATTTGGAATGTAATAATAACTTTGGTCTTAGGACCTATACTATTTTCTATTCGTAAAAATGAAGCAGAAGCTAAAAGAATAGATATACTTCTAAATAAAACTAGAGAAGAAATAGCTAGAGAATATGTAACTAAACAAGAAGTTAAAGAAGATATGACTGCTCTAATGGAAAGATTAGAAAAACTACATGAAAAAGTAGATAAACTTTTCGAGGTTAAATAATGAAAAAAGAAAAAAGAAAAAATAGAAAAAATTACAGTCCTAAATATTCATCTGAAAGATTAGATATGCGTAATGGTGGTAGAGTTAGATTGGCTCATGGTGGTCAACCTACTCCACCTAATCCTGCAGATTATTTTGATGCAGATGGTGAATTTGATTCAGATGAATACCAAGCTGACCTTGCTAGATACAGAGCCAGACTTGATGCATGGAATGCAGAACACGACAATAATGGTGGTGGTGGCGACAATGGTGGTGGCGACAATGGTGGTGGCGACAATGGTGGAGGAGATAATGGTGGAGGAGATAATGACCCTGACCCATTAGATGATTTATCAGAAGCTGAAAAACTAAGAAAATTTAACCAAGAAAGAAGTTCAAGAAATATAAGAGCTGGTCGTACTGCTGAAGAAATAGCAGCCGGTAATTTAGATGGAGTATTACAAGATGCTAAAGTAGATACTGTTATGGGTCCAGATGGAGTACCCCAAGATACTATAGCAGATTCTGTAAAGATGGCTCAAAAAGGTATGACACCTCAAAAGATAGCAGATGCAACAGCACAACAAGTAGATACTATGAGTGCTACACAAGCTGCAAAGACTGCTGATGTTTCTGCAGTAGGAATGTCTGCTTCTAGAATTACTAAACCTGCAGTAGTGGATGCTGCATCTGGTCAATTATCAGAAGAAGCAATCGCAAGTGTTGAAGAAATTAGAAATTTATCTGGACCTGCAGAAGCAGCTAGAGTTTCAAAAGCTTTAGTAGAGGCTGCAAAAGCAGATACAGTAGAAGGAGTATTATCTGCAGGAGCATATACTCCACAAGTAGTAGGAATAGCAGGACAAATATCAGAAACACCACAAGCAGAAAGAGCTGAAAGAGAAGCTATTGTAGGTGATGCTGCTATGGGTAGTGCTGCACAAATATTAGATACAATAAATTATCAAGCAGCACAACAAAGAACAGTAAAAGGAGAAGCTGCTAGAGGTGCTGCTGCATCTATGGTTGCACAAACTGCAGAACTACCTGAAGATATAGCATCAGCTATTGTAGAAGACCCAGCTAGTGTAGAAGCACAGGTAGATAATGAGCCTGTTTCTGTTCAAGCTGCTATTGCTGCCTTACCTTCTGAAGCATTAGTTTCTTCTCAAATGGAAACTTTACTTTCTGGAATAGAAGATGGTGATATTCCTTTATGGGCTAAACCTGCAGTTGATTCTGTTAATAGTAATTTAGCACAAAGAGGTATGAATGTTTCTACTGTTGGTAGAGATGCATTGTTTAATGCTATTATTCAAACATCATTACCAATAGCTCAAGCAAATGCACAGGCATTACAACAAAGAGCAGCACAAAATTTAACTAATGAACAACAAGCAAACTTACAAGAAGCACAACAAACACAGCAATTAAGATTACAAAACTTAGCAAATAGACAAACTTCTGAAAGTCAAAGTGCTCAGATGTCTCAACAAATGAGAACAATGCAAAGTCAGTTTAATCAACAAACTGTTATGGCAAGTGCTCAACAAAGACAACAAACTGCATTACAGAATTTACAAAATCAACAACAAGCTGCAGTTCTTAATGCTCAAAACCAACAAGCAATAAATGCACAAAATTTAGGTAACGAGCAACAAATAGAAATTGCTAATTTACAAGTAGAAGCTCAAGCTGCTGGTGCTGACCAATCTGCAGAGAATCAAGCAAGACTGGCAGAGATGCAAACTGCTGCTAGATTTATGAGTCAAAATGCTGCGTTTACTCAAGACATGAATAAAGCAAACTTGTCTACAGACCAACAAATGAGATTGGCAAATTTATCTGCATTAAATAGAGCAGGTTCAGAAAATTTAAATGCTGAACAAAGAGCTGAATTAGCAAATTTAAATGCTACTCTACAAACAAATATTAAAAATGCAGAACTTGCAAATGCAATGGGTCTTGCTCAACTTAGTGTTGACCAACAATCTGCATTAACAAATGCAAGAAATAATTTTAATATGGACATGGCTAATTTTAGTAATGAACAACAAGTAGAATTAGCTAATAGTAAATTTGTACAAACTTCTACACTTGCTAATTTAAATATGGAGCAACAAGCTATTATGCAGAATGCTACAGCTATGGCAAGTTTAGATTTATCTACTGCTGATACTAGACAAAAATTAGCAATTAATAATGCTAAAGCATTTTTATCAATGGATATGACAAATCTTAACAATGGTCAACAAGCTAATATGTTAAGAGCACAACAAGACCAACAAAGAATATTAAGTAATCAAGCAGCAGAAAATGCAGCTAGACAATTTAATTCTGCAAGTGAAAATCAAACTAATCAGTTTATGGCAAACTTAGAACAACAAATGAATCAGTATAATACTGCTGCATTAAACCAAGCAGCACAAACAAATGCTTCATTTAAAAATGCTGCAAATGCTGCTGATGCTAATAGAATACAAGATGTTAATAAATCTAATGCAGCTATAATTAATTCATCTAGGCAGTTTAATGCACAAATGGAATATAATACTGAACAATGGAATAGACAAAATGAACAAGCAGTAATAAATTCTAATGTTACTTGGAGAAGACAAGCAAATCAATTTGATACTGCTGCAAAGAATACAGCTAACATGTTAAATGCTCAACAAGCTTTTGGGTTAACTCAAAGTGGATTGTCTTTTGTTTGGCAAGAATTAAGAGACCAAGCAGACTATGACTTTAGATGGGCAGATAATACAGCTACTAGAAAGTTAAATGCTATGGTAGCTGCTGCAGGTGCTGAAGGAGATGCTGCAAAGAATTGGAGTACTAACTTTAATACAGCATCTAGTAAAATAGATAATATGTTTAGTAACGATTACGGAAGTTAAAGGAGAACAATATGGGATGGAAACCGGGAAAATTATTAAAAAAAGTTTTTAAAGGTGTCAAAAGAACTTTTAAGAAAATAGGTAAAGGCATTAAAAGTGCTTTTGGTAAGATAGGAAAGTTTTTTGGTAAATTTGGAGTATTAGGACAAATAGGTATGATGATGCTTATGGGTCCATTAGGCAACATGCTGGGAGGAATTCTTTCAGGAGCAATGGGAACACTCGGCTCGTGGTCTGCTGGTCTAATCCAAAATGGAGGATGGGCTGCTAAAGCATTAGGACATACTATGAAAGCTATACATACAGCAGGAACTTTTGTAGGTAAAGTATATACAACAGTATCTGATACTATTGGTAATGCAGTAGATAGAGTAGGAAACTTTTTTCAAGGTAATGGATTTACACTTAGCGACAACAGAACAAGATTGTTTGACTTTGAAGCACAAAGAAATAATCCAAGGTCTTTATTAGAAACTGGTGAGTATGATGTTGTTGGTAAATATGGAACTCCTAAAACTCCTGATGTTGTAGACCTTACAAAGGTTGATACTGTACCTGATACAAGTGTACCTGATACAGATACACCTGATACAAATATTGATAATGTAACTAGAAATGAAAACAGTAATATAGTAGAAAATGATATTGAGGGTATTCTAAATAATAAACCTGAGATGACTCCTGATGGTATTAAAGTAGGAGAAGTAGATTTACCAACTATAGGACCAGAAGAAATGTTAGATGCTAATGTTGATGTTAATAGTTTACTAAATGATGAGAGGTCACTATATGATACATTTAAAGAAGATGGTTTTGTTGCAGGAGCTGAAGCAGTTGTTGATGCTGGTATAGATAGACTTAAATCTACTACACCTTCTCAGATTGCTGACAGAGTAGTTGACAGAGTAGAAAAAATACCTTTAGATGGTATAACTATGGCAGCAACTCAAGACATTGCTAAATCATATGGTTGGGAAGTAGGTGATACAAATGTAAATTCATATACTTTAATGAACATACCAGCTACAAAAACTGAAGGTGCTGTTTATAATGAGATAGATTATGTTTCAAGATTAAGTGGTAATGCTTTCTATGGTGATATGCTTAGAAACGCACCATCATTTTTACCTGAAACTTTAATTGCTAACAATGATGCTTATGCTCAAAGCTGGTATCAAAGAGCAAGTAATTTAGCTTACGAAAACGATAATATACATGGAGCAGTTTATGGAATCTAATGAAATTTATAGTCAAGAAGGCGTAAGAGCAATAGCTAGTACTAATAGACCTATTCCGGGTCAGTCATTAACTAATAATCCTGATACACCTTATATATGGGAAGGTGCACCAGAACATGTTGATTTTAAAGAAGCTTTACAAGATGTAACTACTCAATTATTAAAACCAGAAAATATGGAGCCTATATTAGGAGCTATAAATGATGGTGTTCCTATAATGGATTTAGTATCACAAATTAGTTATGTAGGATTTAGAGAAGGTAAATTTAATCCAGACTTAATGTTATTATTAGCTGAACCTTTAGCATATATTTTAATGTATATGTCAGAAAATGCAGGTATAAAATATAGAATAGATTCTGATGATGCTGCATCGGCTGCTGATGATGAGCAAGAAGAAAGAAGATATGCTTCATTAAGAAGTAAAAATATTAAAAGATTAAAGAAACAAGAAGCTGAAAAAAAAGTACTTAGTGTTGTAAATAGATTAGATAAAGATATAATAAACCAAATAGATAAAGCACAAGCAAAAGAAATGTCTTCAAGTTTATTAGCTCAAGAAGAAGCTATAGGCGATGAAGGTAGTGCTAATCAAGTTGAACCTAATGAACAACAGCAACAAGCTAGTTTATTAAATAGAACAGAACAAGGAGTTGTATAATGGCTGAAGAAAATAATTATATGTCTGGAAGATATGGTGGCGATTCTGATGGCGGTATAGCTTTTTCAGAAAAGAAACTAGAGACTAGTAGAAAAAGAATTGAAAAAAGACAAAAGTATTTTGATAGATTTCAAAAAATTTATCCTTTTGTAAATGCTGGAGTTAAAATAGGTAATGCTCTTGTACAAGATAGAGCACAAGCTAGACAAAATGAATTAAATTTTCAATTTGCAAATCATAAAATAATTCATGATAATGGCTCGAATGTTAGGGCACAACATGAATTAAATCAAAAAAATGGTGTAAGCGATGTAGATTATTTAAGAGATATATACTATGAAAGAGCCACAAATGAATTAATAGAATATTTTGGAGAAGACCTTGATATAAATTCATTTACAGGTGCTATTTATAATTTTGCTCAAGAACAAGCTGAAGCAACTTTACCCTCATATCAAAACATGGTAAAGGCATCATACGAATTACCTGAATGGGCTGATGATGGAGTAGAGCATCAAGCATGGTTTAACAAAAATCAAGGAGGTAATCCACCTCAAAATTTAATGCAATTAGTGGGATTTCGTATTAGAGATTTTGTTAGAGGTAATGATAAAGAAACTTTAGAAGCACAAGAGCAACTAACTCCTATACAATTACAATTTGCAAAATATGGAGAGTTTCAAAAAACTGCTGAACTTTATCATAACATTACAAGAAATGGTAAAGCTTTATTAGATATATTAAGTAATGAAGAAAAAGATGCAGCAAGAGGTAAAATTATAGGACAACCACAAATAGTAGTTATGGACCCTGTGTATGATGAAGGAGAGAATGTTTTTACTACAGTTACAAAACTTGTAGTAGCTAGAGAAGGTCTAAAAGGTAACGACCCTACTTATTCATCTCAAGTAATAAGTACGGATGTTACACCAGCAAAATCTGATGTAGTTTCAATGAACCATATAATAGAATTACAAGCTAAAGTTCAACCGGGTTCAGAATCATTTACAAGACTTAATGAACTAATTGCAGAAGGAGGAACTGGTCCAAATAAACAGTTTAAATATAGTGAATATATAAACCTCGTAAATCAAATAAGTCCAAATGATAGAGTAAAAGATTTTGATGACCTTGATAACTTACTACAAATTAAGTTAGGAAATGATAGAGTAGAAGATGAAAATGGTAATTTGATAGCACTAGGCGAGTGGGATACACTTGCTAAGAGATGGCGAATTAATCCTAATGTAATAAAATCCCCATATCTTATGGAAAAATCAGGTTTAGATAAACTTAAAGTAAGTGTTGATGATTATTTACAATGGTATACAAAAGTAGAGTTTGATGTACCAATTAGTAATCAAGAAGAAGATGATGATGATGTAAGAGATGATGTTCAAGTTGTTGGTCTTCCTATAAATGCAATCATGCCCGGAGAGTATTTTAGTGAATTCGGTGATGAAGAAAAAAATAATTTAGATGCTATGTTCAAAGAAGCATTAGGAAAACCTGTAAGTGCAGAAGGATTTGGTTTAACTGAAATGATAATGGAAGACCCAAATAGAGAAACATATAAAATTTCTAATATAAATTTTGCATTACATTTTAATAATAAAAGTTTACCAGATGACTATTTCGATATTTATGTTACTCCTGATGGAAGTATTCCTACTTATTTTGTAAAAGCAGGTGAGCAACTTATCTTAGAATAATGCAGCAAATAAAAGAATTACAAGATTTTGATGACAGAAGAAAAGCTTATTTGAGTGACAGAGACCCTTATGGCATAGTAGATATGACTACAGGAGAAGCTATCAAGTACGCAGCAGAGATGGGGGCTTCTGATTCTCTTAGGGGTATTAATCAATTAATTAGTCAAAGTTTTAATAGAGAAGAAGAACTAGAAAGACTAAGACAAGATGATAAAAAACTTAGATTGATAATGACTCATCCTGATTTTGGTACAGAAGCTAGTACAGCTTTTTTTGCTGCTGCTATTGGAGCAGACCCTATAAGTTATATACCTTTTGCAGGTTGGTTAAAAAAGGGTAAGTCTGCTAAAGACTTTGCGGACTTTGCAAAATATGGATTTACTGCAGGTGCTGCTGTTTCTTTTTTAGGATATACTCCAGAAGACTATGCGTTATTTGTAGATGATGATGCTTCTTTTGTTACTAAAAAATTTGAACAAACTACTGTAGGAGGAACTGTTGGTGGTGTTCTATCTTCTGCAGGTGCTAAAGTAGCAGATGTTTATATGAAAGCTAGACATGGTAAAAGTATTTTTCAAGGCAATACTCCTACCTTTGTTGTAGATGATGCTAACAGTCCAAATAAACCTGCAATTATTAACGAAGGTGGATTTAAAGAAGGTCAAACTGTATTTTTACAAGATAGAAAAAATCAAGGTGTTATAACAAGAATAGATGAAACTAAGAACATAGCAGAAGTAAGAATAAGTAATGCTAAAACAGGTAAGTCTGTTAGAAAAGAATTTTTTATTAATGAACTTACAGGACTAAAACCTACAAAGAAAAAAGGTTCAAAAGCTTTAATAGATTCATTTATAGTAAGTAAAGGTAAAGGAAGACAAGGTAGAATTTATACTATTCATGATAGTATTCGTTCTCGTATACATAAAGGTTTTCAAAAAGATATATCTTATCAAATTACAAAAACTAAAGATGGGTTTACTGTTTCAAGAAATACAGTAGAAAAAGGTATAGACCCTGACTTACCATCACAACCATTTAGAACATCAGAAAAACTACAAACTTTTAAAACTTTGCGTGAAGCTAAAAACTTTGCAGTAAAAGAAATTAGTCCTAATGCAAAAGGTAAACCTAAAATGACTAGAGCAAAGTTAAATGAAAGAATAGTTGATGCAGCACAAAATGTAAATAAAAAAGATGAAAACTCTGCAAGATTATCTCTTTCTAATATTTGGAAAAGTATAGGAGGAGATAGTTTAGGTGATTTAATGTGGAACAGAATATTAAAAAGTCCAGTAGAATTTGGTGGAGCTGGTATTGGTGCTGCTACTGGTCTTACAATGACAGAATATGAAGATAGTATGACTGAATATTTTGGTAAAATATTAGGAGGTGCTTTGCTTGGAGGTACTGGAGTTGCAGGTTTAAAAAAATTAGACAGTAAATATGCAAATAATAAATTTGCAGATTTGTTTGGATTTGAATTAGTAGCAGACTATGGGTTACCTACTGCATATAAAGCTGGAAAACAAGAATTTTATAAGACTAAAAATCAAATTACTTTAGATTTTTATGACTTACTTAAAAGAGCAGAGAAAGACTTATCCAAAGAAGAGAACAGGCTTTTGTATATAATGATGTCTGGAGACCCCGAAGACTTTTCAAAATTATCAGATGAGGTAATCCAACTAGGAGATGATGCTAGAAAACTCTTAAAAAAATATGGACAGGAGTTAGTAGACTTAGGCTTATTAAATGAAAAGACATTTTTGAAAAACATAGAAACTTATATGCATAGAGTATATAGAAACAAAGATGCTGAGTTTAGAAGTAAAGTAACTTTAGGAAGAGATATAAAAACTATAGCTAACAATTTAAAACCTAGAGGACTCCCGCCAAAAGAAGTACAGCCAAGAATGTTTAAAAAGAAATGGAAAAACGAAGGTTGGTATATAGATGAAAAATTACCTAATGGTAAGTATAGAATAAGAAGAGACTATACAAAACAAGAAAGATTAGACCTAGGTGAAATGGAAGATTTTTCTTTATCACTAGTTGAAACAGGTAAATTATTATCTAATGATATAGCAGCTACTAAATTTTTTAATTTAATAAGTAAACAGTTCTCTATAGGTGCAGCAAACTTTAAAGCAGGTAAATTACCAGATGGTACCGAGATAGATAAAAGCATGTGGAAACAAATTCCTGATGTAAATATAAGAGGTACTAATGTAAAAAAATATGGAGACTTGTCAGGTAGATATGTAGATAAGTATGTATATAATGATGTTGTTCATACTTTTCAATTAGTAAAAGGTGCTGACCCCGGTATAGGAAAAATGGCATTAGATACTTACGATACTGCTTTAGGAATTTGGAAAAAAACTAAAACAGCTTGGAACCCTGCAACTCATGTAGCTAATACTGTTTCTAATATTATATTAATAAATTTTGCAGGTACAGGTCAGCACATGTTAGGACCTGCTCTTAAATCTTATCTAAAAAGAGATAAAAATTTTGAAGATAATTTTTTATATGGAGGTTTTGGTGCTGATTTATTGAGTAATGATATAACAAAGTTTGCTACAGATAATAGTGATTATTTTACAAAAAGAATAAATCAAATGAGTGATGCAAAAAATCCTATAGTAACTGTTGCAGATATGGTAAAAGCAGGATGGAATAGTAAAGCAAATGTTTTAAAATTTACTGCACAACAAATGGAAAATCTGTATCAATTTGAAGATAGAATATTTAGACATGCTGTTTATTTAGATAGAATTAATAAAGGTTTTTCCAAATCAGAAGCTGCTGCAGATGCAAGAAAGTGGTTTATTGATTATGATATTAATGCTCCTTTTATACAAAAACTAAAAAGAACTGCATTACCTTTTGTTAGTTATACATATAGAGTAGCACCCTTACTTGTAGAAGGAGCTGTCAGAAGACCTAGTGCAGTAGCTTTATGGGCAGCAGTAGGTTATGCAATTAATAATTGGGGAGTAGGAGCTACTGATGATGAAGTAGGCGAAAAGTTAGATAGACTAACTATGCGTGAAAATGATAAAAGAACTTTATGGAATATTCCGGGAATGCCACCCAGTATTATTAGATTACCATATAATAGTGAAAATGGTGATGCAATGTATGTTGATGTTACTAGATGGCTACCGGGAGGAGATATATTTCAACAGAAAAGAGAGGGAAAAGGACTGAGTGTTGATTTTTTACCACAACCTTTACAACCGGGAGGACCTTTAGTTGATTTTACATATACTCTTTTGACTAAAGAAGACCCATTTACTGGTGATGAGATAGATGAGAATGCAGAGTTTTTTGGTATTAATGCACCTGTGTTAGTTCATTTCTTTTCTCATCAATTACCTAATATACCGGGTATGCCGGGTTCATATGCTACAGAAAGAATGAATAAAGTAATGAAGCAAAACCCACCAGACCCCGGTACTATTGCAGCAGACTATATAGCACCTATATTAGGATTTCATACTAAAGAATCATTAGCAGAACAAGGTGCTGGTTATGAAAATTTTAAGCCTTCTCCCTATGCTGTTCCATATAGTTTTAGTGAAGCTATGGCTTATACATTAGGTATTAAATTAAAGCCTTTAGATAGTTCTAAAAGTTTTTTACAACAAAAGTTTGGACTTGACAAAGAAGCTGCAGAAATACAAAGTGACATAGAAGAGTTACATAAAGACTATCAATATGGTTATCTAGGACCTAAAGATTATGAAAGAAAACTTAGAGTACTAGAAGAAAACCAACTTGAACATGCTGCTAGATATAATAAATTTGTAAATACATATTATGCTTTACAGTTACAAATTCCATATGATGAAGGTCAAAAAATTAATAGAGAAGTTGCAGAAGAAATAGCTTCAAAAGTAAAACTAAATCTCGAAGATACTGAAGAAGAAAGAATTAAAAAATTTGATGGTGGCGGAGTAGATGTTCCATATACTAAAGATGCTCCAAGAGATAGAGTAGATAAGTTTACAGGAGAACCTTACTCAAAACAAATGGAAAATTTAGGATTTAATAATGTCAGAAATTAATAGAGAAGATGTAGATAAACTTTTAAAAGATTATTTTCCTACTACTATTCCTAATTATGGAATTACTATATTAAAAAATAATGATTATAATTTAGATGAAATGAGTAGAAAAGCTGCTAATGATGCTATTAGAATAGGCACCTTTACTCCAAAACCTAAAGATAATAAATTTATTAAGTTTATGAAAAAGGGTAATGAATTTTTTTGGGGTCCACCTAGACCTGATGCAAAGTACCCAGCGTTAGCTCAAGCTACAGATGAGTGGTTTGATGCTTTAAATTTTTTAGGACCATCAATAGGTGCAATCAAAGGAGCTAGAAATATATCTAAAGGTTTAGATAAGTATAGAGATATTAAAAATACAAATTTAGTAATACGAAATGGTCAAGTTTTTAAAGGTGCTGACAACCCTAATTATAATGTTATAAGTGCTACTTTAGGCAGAGAGGGTGCAAGACAAGGTTCGTTTTTTGCTCTGGATGAACAACTAGCTGCAAGATATGCAAGTGCAATAGCAGTTAGATTTCCAAATAAAACTAATAATGGAAGTAGAATAAGAGAAGTACAAGCTATTTATACTGCTCCAGCAAGAGAAGTAGTTCAAGGTGGTAAAACTTTTAGTATGGCAAATCCTAATAAAGGTTTTATAAAAGAATTGAAACAAGAAGTTAATAGGTTAATGAAAAAAGGGAATAGGAATTATTTGAATTTAAATGCTACTGACCAAATGCAATATATAGAATTAAATCAATTACTTAACTCTATAACTTTTGGTAATCGTGCTCGTAAAACAGCAGAACAAGCTAGATATGGTGGTTATATATATGGTCTAACTCCTATACAAAGAAAATTTTTTCTAGATAGAGGATATACAAATCTATATCAAAGAAATGGAGCACACAAAACAGGAGTAGTTGTCGCACTTAGAGATGTAAGACCTTATAAAGTAACACTTAGAAAAGATAAATTTAAAGGCGATGGCGTTTATTATACACAAGAAAGATTAAAAGACTCAAAATATATAGTAGATGAAAAAATATTAAATAAAGAAGTAGTAGAACAAGGTGCTGGTTATCAAAATATTAATAAGTTTACAGGACAACCTTATTCTAAAGAGTATAGTTTTAGTGAATATTTGGCTGAAGCAGACAAAATATTAAATAAAGTAGGTGACTAATGAATATAGAATTATGTAAAGCAGAAATAACTAGACATGAAGGTAAAGTGTTAGAGATATACGAAGATAGTTTAGGATACAAAACTCTGGGTATAGGACACTTATGTCAACCAGAAGACCCAGAATATAATTGGGAAGTTGGTACACCTGTATCAGAAGAAGTTGTTGATATGTATTTTGAAGATGACTTTAACAAACACTTAGCAGAAACTATTCATGTGTTTGGTTCAGAAGAAGCATTTTATAATTTACCTTCTGACATACAAAGAGTCTTGGTAAACATGTGTTTTAATTTAGGTGGTACTAGATTATCTAAATTTAAAAATATGTTGTTAGCATGTAGAGCACATAACTGGAGAGAAATGGCAGTACAAATGGAAGATAGTCGTTGGTATGGTCAAGTGGGTAGGCGTAGTAAGGAACTAAAAGATTTGGTATTACAACAAAGTGATTCTGTATACTGAAAAACAATTAGAAAATTCTTACAATGCATACAGAAGAATGCAAATAAAAAAAGATATGGCTTTTGTATCTTTAGAAAATTTTAGAATTATTTTTGAAGAGATATTACAAGAGTTATTTCATGAGGATATAATATGAAAAATTTATTAAAAAATATCGTAGGTGCAGTAGCTCCAACATTAGGTACAGCTTTAGGTGGTCCTATGGGTGGTATGGCAGGTAACATGATTTCAGAAGTTTTAGGTTGTCCTAACAACCCTAAAGCTATTGAAAAAGCAGTAGCAGAAGCTACGCCTGAACAAATGTTAGAACTCAAAAAAGCTGAACAAGCTTTTGAAGTTCAAATGAAAGAACTAGATGTTGATGTATATAAACTAGAAGTAGAAGATACTCAAGATGCAAGAAAGAATTTTAGTAAAGACTGGACTGCTCGTATTATGGGTATAGCTACAGTAGGTGGTTTCTTAGGATATATATTCCTAGTAACACTACAACCGCCAGAGCAGAACTCTGAGGCTTTGATTAACTTAGTATTAGGTTATCTTGGTGGTCTAGCATCAGCAGTAATTAGTTTTTACTTTGGAGCTTCTAACTCTAGTAAAGATTAATGCAAGAAGTAGTAACTATTATTCAACAAGTAGGCTTTCCTATTGCAGCAGCTTTAGGATTAGGTTGGTTTATATATAAACTTATCATGCGTATTGTTGATGGTATGGAAACTAAGTTAGAAACTTTAGATGATAAAGTTCAAACATCTTTAGATACTATGGAAGAGAGAGTGACTACAAAACTTGATAGTCAGTATGGAATTATTGTTGCTTTAATTGATAGAGTAAGAGCTTTAGATAATCAAAGTATCAGACAAGATGTATTATTAAAAACATTATTAGGTGTACCTAACCTAATAGATATAGATAAAATAGCAAAGGCAGATAGAGATGACCAAAGAAAAGATTGATAGAATAGAAGATGTACATCCAATGAAGCAGATTACTATTGCTTCCTTTGTACAGCTTGGAATGTTTGGATTTATGCTTCTGTGTTTTCTTATGATAGGTAAGTTAACTGCAGATGAAATTGTATTTAAATTTAAAAGCCCTAGTTTTAGTGGTGAAGGAACTTCTGCTCATTACTTGACTATAGAAAATCAAGAGTTTACTAGAAAGATGAGTATAAAAGAAGAACTAAAAGCTTTACAGGACCAGATAGAAAGAGATAAAGAAAACACAACACTAGCAAGGTTTATAAGAAACTTGGAATCTAGAATATATGCACAATTATCTAGACAGCTTGTAGAAAATTTGTTTGGAGAAAATCCAAGCACAAGCGGAATATTAGAATTAGAAGGTAATACTATTGAATATAGTATTGAAGATGGAATTATAACTTTAACAATTACAGATAGCGATGGAAATATTACGACTATTCAGTTGCCTATTGGTGATTTTAGCTTTTAGTGGTTGTGCAGTATTATCTAAGAACACAGATTTAGTATTATCACAAGACATAGAAAACCCAAAGGTAATAAATTTACAATCAGAAGAATTATTAAATTTACCACCAGCAGAACATAGACCTGTTATTGCAGTATATGCTAATAGCTTTCAAGATTTAACAGGGCAAAGAAAAAGTAACAGTAGCTTTGCTATGTTTAGCACAGCAGTTACTCAAGCTCCAGAAGCGTTGCTTATTAGAGCTTTGAAACATGCTGCAAATGGTAAATTTTTTAGAGTTGTTGAGAGGGTGGGTTTAGAAAACCTAACAAAAGAAAGACAGCTCATTCGGTCAACCAGAGAAAATTTTGAAGAAGACCAAAAACTTCAACCACTATTATTTGCAGGGATAATAGTACAGGGTGGAGTTATAAGTTATGACACAAATATTGAATCTGGGGGAATCGGTGCTCGTTATTTAGGAATAGGTAACAGTACTGTATATAGAGAAGACATAGTAACTATATCATTAAGATTAGTTTCTGTGGCTACAGGTGAGATATTATTAGAGACTACTGTTTCTAAAAATATTTTATCAACAAGTATTTCTCAAGACATCTTTCGTTATATAGAAGCTGGTACTGAACTAGTGGAGATAGAGGGTGGTGTTGCAGAGAATGAAGCTGGTTCTATAGCTTTACAAAAGGCAATAGAAGCCGGTGTTTTAGACTTAATAAAACTAGGAATAGAGAGAGGATATTGGAAATATGAAAACATTGAAATTGATGAGCCTTGTAATGTTGATGCTGAGTGTATCGATATACGGGGATGACAACGAAATTTATATTGACCAGTCAGGCGATACAGCTAATATAGATATGGAACAATTAGGTTCCGGAAATATTATTGGTGGTCTTGAATCTACTGCAGGTAGTTTAAATCCTTTTGACTTGGATGGAGATAATTTAACTTTAACATTAAATCAAATTGGAGATAGTAATACATTTCTTGGTGATATATTAGGAGATAATATTACTGGATACTTTAACTTTGATGGTAATTCAAATGCATTCACTATTCAGGTTGACCCTACAAATACATATGGAGCAGATAGTTCTAACTTTAATGTTCAGGCTACAGGCGATAGTAATACATTTAGTTTAGATGTAGCTACTAATGCTATGGCTAGTAATACAGATTTAGACTGGATTATAAATGGTAGTAGTAACACACTAACATTTGACATTGATATAGATGGAGCTACTTCTTATGTAGATATAGATGGAGATAGTAATACTGTAACTTATGATGGCGATGGATATGCTAATGGTTATTTTTATTTAGACCAAACAGGCAACTCTAGAACTTTCAATATTCAACAACAAAGTACATTAGCAAGTGACTGGCTCAAGATTATTTCAAGTGGCAATTCTGGTACTCTGTGCATTATCCAAGATGACAATGGCACAGCAGTCGGATGTTAGCATTGGCAACATAACAGAATTACAAGGACAGGGCAGGATTGTAAGGGATATACCTTATGATGCTGCCTTATCTTTTGACATTGAAAGCTATGACAATGTTGAAACATCTCAAGGTAGAATAGGAATTACATTTCTTAATGATACAAAAGTAAGATTGACAGAACATTCTACTCTACTTATAGATGAGTTTATCTACGACCCTGACCCATCAAAATCTAAGATGGCTTTAAATTTTGCAAGTGGTACAGCAAGATTTATTACAGGTAAACTAAATAATATAAATAAAGAAAACATATCTATATCTACTCCAAGTGCCAATGTGTCAATTAGAGGCACGGACTTTACTCTTACAGTAAATGAACTAGGTGAAAGTCTTATTATACTATTACCAAAAGATGATGGTACTCCAAGCGGAGAAATAGTTGTAGCAACAGCTATAGGTGAAGTTGTACTTAACCAACCCTATCAAGCTACTACAGTTTCAGTATTTGAAACAGAGCCTACTAAGCCTGTAATATTAGATATTACTACAGAGCTTATAGATAATATGTTAATTGTTAATCCACCAGAGGAGAATGATATTGATGAACAGAGAGAAAATGGAACTAGCGTTTCTAATATTCTTGATGCTGACTTCCTTGACTTTGATGATTTAGATGTGGATTACCTTGAAGGTGATGAGCTAGAGTTTACTGAATTAGATATTAATTATCTTGATGTAAACTTTCTTGAAGACTTGTTAGATATAATACAAGATGTAAATGAGTTAGACCAGACAGAAACTTTACTAGCAGCAGACTTAGATTTAAAAGGAACTAGTATGGGATTTGACCCGGAAACTCAAGTCAATACTCTTACTACAGATAACATCTTAACTTTTGTTAGAAGTTTAGAAAACACAGTTAGACTTGACCTAGATAAAGCAGGTTCATATACTGTTATCTTAATACAAAATGGTAAGAGCACACAGATTATTGTTAATGGTGGTGGCTCTTCTACAATAACAATTAAGCAAGGAAGTTAATATGAAATGGGCTAGTATATTATTAGGATTACTTACATTACCTTTGTTATTTAATTTTACACCTCTTGAGGTGATGAGATTAAAAACATTTGATTCATTAGTAACTACACCAGAACCATCTGGTTATTTTACTATATTAAATATTACAGAAGAGGATGTACAAAGTAGAGGAGGTTATCCTTTTCCAAGAGCAGACTTAGCTGACATACACATAGACCTTTTGAATGAGGGTGCTTTGGGTGTTGGCTGGGTAATATTGTTTCCACAGCCTGACAGACTTGGTGGTGATGAAGAGTTTGCAAATGCTTTACAATGGAGACATACTGTATTAGCAATGCCAGAGTTTGATAATGGTATTTATCCTGAAACTCATGGTACTGTTATACTAGGACCAGATGTAAGTCTACCAAAAGCAAAAGGATTTTTAGAAAACATTCCTGAACTAAAAGAAGTGTCAGTACAGGGTGCTGTATCTGCTCCAGTAGATGTAGATAATCTTGTAAGAAGATTACCATTACTACAACAAACTCCGGATGGTTGGGTTGCTTCTTTTGGTATACAAGTTTTAAAGTCATTAGTAGAGGGTAATACATACCAAATAAAAACTAATGATAATGGTATTGAGATGATAAGAGTCAAAGGACTTGACCCAATACCAACAGATAGTCTTGGTCGTAAATGGATTAGTTGGGTTGATACACCACAGACTACATTAGAGGAGATGGATGTTGCAGGTAAGTTTGTATTTGTAGGAGTTACTGCAGAAGGGGTAATGCCCACTTTAGCCACACCAAATGGGCTACTAGAACCTCACAAGATACAGGCTGCCCTTGCAGAAAGTATTTTGATTAACTCTCCGTTCATACCTGACTATAGATTATTTGTAGAATTATTATTATTATGCGTTTCAGGACTACTCGTAGCATTCATTATAAATTACTTTGGTATAACATGGGGATTATCATTAACAGGTATCTCGATATTATCGATGGGTGGACTAGGTTATTATTTTATATCTCTAGGATATTTAATTGATGTAACATGGAGTATGACATGTATGACACTTATGTCATTACAACAATTCTACTTACGATTTAGACAACAATACAAACTAAGACAACTAATCAAAAAACAATTTGAGCATTACCTAGACCCAAGACAAGTAAAACAATTACAAGAAAATCCTGGACTGTTAAAGTTAGGTGGTGAAAGAAAGGAATGTACCATACTCTTTACTGATGTTAGAGGTTTCACTTCTTTATCCGAAAGACTTCCACCAGAACAAGTAACAGACTTGATGAACAAAACATTAACCATACAAGCAAATGCAGTTAAGAAGTATGGAGGTATGGTTGATAAATATATTGGTGATGCAATGATGGCAATATTCAATGCACCTATAGATATTGATATGCATGAAGACAGAGCAATACTTGCAGCAATAGAAATCAAGAAAAAAATGGAAGAAGCAAACTTAGGTATTCAAATTGGTATAGGAATCAATTCCGGAATCGTGATGCTTGGGAACTGTGGGAGTAAAGATAGGTTTGATTATACTGCAATAGGTGATGCAGTTAATCTTGCAGCAAGACTTGAGAGCTCTACTAAGGAAGTAGGTGAAGATATTGTGATAGGATATAACACTATGAAGAACAGCGACATGCAATTAAAACTACTAAAACCTATCAAAGTTAAAGGAAAAGAGAAAAAAGTAGAAATATATACAGTAAATCCAGTAGAATATTCGTAAATCCTCTCAGAGCCACGGAGATGCCCTGTAATCAAAAGTTTGCCTAACGATACCTAACGCATAGGTAACCCCTAGAAAACGCAGTACAGGGCATTTGGTGAGGTCGTTTTTTCTTAATCTGCCATAATTCTAGCATTTAGGTTAGATTCTATGTAATTATGTATCTCATCTAACTTTTTAGTGCCTTCTCTCATTATCACACGCAAAGTTGCATATTCTTCTTTCTTAAAATAAGGTTTAAGTTCTGTAATATCTGTAGATAATCTTTCAGTTATTAACTTACCTGACCTATCATAAAGAAGTTTGTAACCTAGAAGTGTTGCTTCTTTTCTTTTCATTTCTATCCTTCATTAAAGTTTGCAAATGTTATCTTATCTTGTGAACCACGAAGACCAGCCTTCATATAAGTAGTAGCTCTACCTTCAAAAAAGTTTTGATGCTCTACTCCCATGACTTCATCTATCCAACCTAGAGGATTCTCTCTTTGGTCATAATTAGTTTTAAGACCAAGTTGTAGTAATCTTCTATCAGCTATGTATCTATTGTAAGCATACATATCTTTTTTAGTTAAACCTTTTAAATCTCCCATTTCAAAGACTAAGTCTAAGAACTTATCTTCTAATGTAACCATCTCTCTACATATGTCGTAGATTTCTTTTTTGAAATCATCTGTCCATATATCTATATTCTCTTTTATAAACTCTCTGAATAGTTTTGTCATTGCTTCTACATGCATTGATTCATCACGAATAGAATATGTAACTATCTGACCCATACCTTTCATCTTTCCAAATCTAGGAAAGTTTAACAAGATTGCAAAGCTACTAAATAATTGTAGTCCTTCTGTAAAAGCAGAGTAAACTGCTAGGGTTTTAGCTATAGTTCTTTTATCAGACTTTGTAGGTTTAAAGTTTGAAACATAATCATGTTTGTCTGCCATCTCTTCGTAGTCAGCAAAAGCTTTATATTCTATATCAGGCATACCTACAGTATCTAATAATAAACTATAAGCATGTTGATGTATTGATTCCATGTTAGCAAAAGATGACATCATCATTCTTGCCTCTGGCTTTGTAAATGTACGCATATACTTATCAATGTACCCACTAGCAACATCTACATCTGATTGAGTAAATAATCTAAATATCTGTGTAAGTAGATTTTTTTCTACATCAGTTAACTCTTGCCAGTCTTTTACATCTGTATGTAATGCTACCGATTCAGGCATCCAATGCATTTGATTCTGTAATACATAGTAATCAAACATCCATGGATATTCAAATGGTTTATAATAATCTCTGTTACCCAACAAACTCATATTCTTTCTCCTCTAATAATTTTAAATTTTCTGTTGCTTCTGCATACTCTTCAAACAGTTTATCAACAGTATCAACCATGTTAGGATGGTCAGCTACTCCAACACCTGTTCTAAAATACATTTGTATATTACACAAAGCCTCAGATTGTCTTGCTTTATATCTATCATACAAAGCATCATATAATTTTCTACTATTCATTTCCATAATTACCCCTCACAAGCTATACATTCCACATCATCCAACTTGACTCTTGGAACTTTAATATTAACATTCTCTACATTTCTAGCTGCGTTGGACCTAAAATAGTAGAGTGATTTAAGTTTATTCATACCATACCAATGAACATCATTTACATACTGCATATATTCATCATGAGATGTTTGGTCTTCTGTTGCTTTTGGTAGAGTAAAAAATAAGTTTACTGATTGTGCTTGACAAATATATTGTTGTCTTTGATAAGCATGTTCAATAATCCATATTTGATTTATTTCGTTTGCTGTTTTAAATACTTCTTTTTCTTCATCACTTAATATATCTAAGTGTTGAACAGAACCATTATTACCCGAAATACTTTTCCATATATCATCTAACTTCTTACCTTTCAAACCTTTATCTTTTAATAGCTTTTCAAGAAATTTGTTTTTAACTTGATAACTACCTGATAAAGTTTTGTGAGTATAAGCGTTGGCACGATAAGGCTCGATAGAAGGACTAGTGCCGGAACAGATAATACCAGAACTAGCGTTAGGAGCAACAGCAAGAAGATTAGCATTCCTACACTCATGACCATGTAAATCAGGGCATTCACCACGCATCTCAGACAATCTTTTAGAAGCTTGAACAGCTTTGTTCTTAATGTGTTTAAATGCTTGATGATTGAAGCTGGTTGCCAGAACTCCCTCGAAAGGAATATTTTTAGACTGGAGGTAAGCATGGAAACCCATCGCACCCAAACCCAACGACCTTTCTCTATAAGCCGAATAAGCCGACTTGGCAAACCCTTCTTTACCTTCTCTAATATATTTTGTAAACCTTTTAAAATTCGCACTATATCCTCCTAACTGTGATGTGTCTACTGCATTTTCTATGTAATGCTCTATTACATTATCTAACATTGTAATTAAATCTTCTATAAAATAATTATCACTAACCCATGTGTCAAACTTTTCTAAGTTTACAGAAGATAGACAACATACTGCAGTCCTCTCTTCATTTGTTGGTAGTGTAATCTCTGAACATAAATTACTTTGTCTTATTTGTAATCCTAATTTTTGTTGTTGTTCAGGTAAAGCATCATTACATGTATCAATATTAACCATGTATGGCTCTCCTGTTTCTGCTCTAGCATTTATAATCTGAAACCATAAGTCTCTAGCATTTATTACTTTAACAGCCTCATTTGATTTAGGGTCAATCAATCTCCAGTCTTCATCATTTTTAACAGCATCTAAAAATGCATTAGTAATATTAACACCATTGTGTAGATTTAAACATTTTCTATTTATATCACCACCAGATTCTTTTCTCATGTTAATAAACTCTTCTATCTCTGGATGACTAACATCCATGTATGCAGCATAAGAACCTCTTCTTGTTGTGCCTTGATTAAAGGCTAACATTTGAGAATCTACAACATGCATGAATGGGATTGAACCAGTAGAACGACTCCCATGAGTAGTAGATATACCATTGCTGCGAACATCCCCCCAAAATCCACCGATGCCTCCACCTGAACTTGCCAACCATATGTTTTCATCATAGTGAGAAGATAAGCCAGTCCTGCTGTCAGGTACATAATTGAGGAAACAGCTAATAGGTAAGCCACGAGTGGTTCCCCCGTTACTAAGTATAGGAGTGCTAAACATGAACCACCTATTGGAACTGTAGTTATAAAGTCTTTGAGCCAATTCATAATCTGTTTCTCCTTTAAAAGTAGCACCGAAAACTGCTGCTCTTGCTAAAGCTTCCTGTGCATGAGTTTCATTCTCCCAAAAATACCTATCTTTGAGAGTATCTATACTAAACTTGTCAAAATCTTTTTCTTTGTCATAGTCTATTATAATTCCTAAATAAGGTTTCTTTCCTATCTTATCTTCAATCATCATCTTCCCCTATGTGTAAAGCAATTATAGCATAATGTATAATCTTAAGTAGTTCTAATCTTTTATTATCTTTCTTTCCATACCTCATAGCATACTTCATAATGTTTCCAATACAAAAACCTTCTCCATGTCCTGAGTCTATAATCATATCTGTTGCTTGATACTTACCATCTGCATAATGTTTCTTGTAAGTCTCTGCTATATAATCATCTATCTCTTCTAATATTTGTGTCTCACTAAATCTTCTCACTTAAATTTTCTCCCTTCAAACCAAGCCACTAAAGTTTCTCTAGTGCCTTGTGTTACAGGTGTTACTCTATGCATAAGAAAAGAAGGGAACACTAATACAGTTCCTCTGTCTCTAATATCATTAGGTAGAGTATTACCTGTGCCATCATTTAATTCAAAATCACCACCAGTATATTCATTACTATTACTTAATTGTACAGTAACACTTAACTTTCTATGATAAGCATTTGGAGTTTCTAAAAAAGTATCCATGTGCCAATCATAATGGTCACCACCTTCGTTATAAATAGTATATTGAATACTATCTAAAAAACTAACATCAAAACCAAAATTAGTTCTGTTAGCATCATTAACTACATTCCATAATGCATTTGATACATAATTCCATAAGTCAGCATGGTCTTGATTATTATAAGAAATAAAACCAGTTTGACTTTTTCTGAAAGATGATACTTTACCATCATCACCTTCACCTGTTATTGCATTACTTATATCTAAAACATTTTTAGATTCTTGACTAATCCAATCACAGTCTGCATCTGTAAATATATTTTTATAAACTAACTTACTTTCCATTATTCCACTCATAATTTTTTGACAACTGCCAATACCTTAATAAATTATTAAACATTTCTTTATGCTTTTCATGAGACTCAGTATCCCAAACATGAAATAAAACAATGCTTGTATCTTTTCTATCAACAAATATAGATACTCTCTCAGGACTATCTATACCCATGCCTTGTGCATACGCAGACAACTGCATACCATGCTCATCATAAACTAAACGAGAAGGGTCTTTACCTTCTAAGTTATCTTTGGTCTTAAAATCTACAAAGACATTGTCGCAATATAAATCTATCTTGCCTCCATATCCTTGAGGTGCACAAAAAGACCCCTCTGCAGTCCACTTGTCTGCCCATGAGTATTGGTCATCTAACCATTGCTTTATAATTTTATAGGGTTTGTGTTTTCTTTTACCTTGAAAACCTCTCTCAATTTGAGCATGGATTTTAGTGCCTTCTTTGGCAGCTTTCAATCCAACTTGTCTTGCCTCATACTTACATTTATTTATAAAAGAATCCATATCTTCTATAGATTCTCCAGTATCAGCCATTGTGGCTGCTTTGATAGCTTGAGTAATCTTCCAGTTTTCAAGTCCGGGCTTTGCAGCCATACCTATAATGGTAGTAACCGAAGGTACTAACCCTAAATTTTTAGCATCTCTTAATGTAGTGTTTCTTTCCTTACCATTAGCACCAATTAAAGTATATGCAGGTTCACCTTCTTGGTCATACCAATGTCCTGATTCGGATGTAAATTTATTATAGTTATCTAATTTAGATTTGTCAATAGTCTTAGTCATTTTTTAGGTCCTTAAATGTTTTAAATACATCAGATGTAAATAATTTATTTATATTTACGAGATACATCTTACTTGCTTTATGGTCTCCACCACTAACAGATTTTTTAAAATCTAATTTATCTATTAACTTCTTTAACTTTGGAACTTCAAACACAAGTGTGCAAAATATATTATCATCAATACATAAGTTATGGAACCAATAGTCTGCTTCTGTAGCAGCAATACCTGATGGTTTACCATATGATTCATATTCAATACATATGTTGCCTGTCTTCATCCACATACCTCTTTCAGATTTTACCTCAATCTTTTTATTGGTAAGCATGTTTGCTATTTTTTCTTCTCTTATAGTTCCATATTGTAAATCAATATCAAACTTCTTTCTATCTTCTTTAGTGGGTTTCACTCCAATCACCTCCGATTTTATATTCACCAGTTAAAGGACATCTCATATTAAAATGTTGCCCCGCCTTTTCAATACACTCAACACCAAGTCTTCCAACATAATCTGCTTGTGATTCTTTGACTTGTATCTGCCATTCATCATGAATGTTAGCTACAAACTTAGCATCTAGTGTATTAAGATTTATCAACTCTTGTAGAATGCACATTGCTTTTTTCATAGCAATAGCACCACCACCTTGTAATAAAGTATTTAGTGCAGCATGTTGATGTCTTAGAGTAATCAACCTACCATCTAATCCTTTTAAGTATTTTTTCCTTGCTGCTCTGTCAACTCTGTCTTTAAGATGCTTAAATGCTGTGTTACTACTAAGAAAGCGTTCTCGCAGTTTTCTACCTGCCGACTTGCTTCCTCCAATGATTCTTCCAATTTTTTCATCTCCAGCTCCGTATATGAGTGCATAGATGAAAGTCTTTGCCTCATCTCTTGATTTAAGTCCAGCAAGTCTTTGGTTAGCTGTGTGAATGTCTCCGTTAATAATTTCATTTATGTAGTCCTCACTAGCCATATAGTGTGCTAGTAATCTTAATTCTAATTGACTTGCATCTATACCTACAAGTTTGTACCCCTCTGGTACAGTCCAACAAGACCTGCATTCTTTTCCGTATTCAGAATAAATACTAGGAACTTGTGCCATGTTTGGATTTCTATGTGTCATTCTACCAGTAATAGCACCAGTAGATATAACACTACCATGAACTCTATTGTCATCTTGACAAGCATCAACCCAAGACTCTACTTGTGCTGCTCTCTTTTGAATTAACAAATATTCTGCAATAAGTTTTGCCTCATGTATGTGAGTTATTTCTTTTAATGTTCCTTCATCTACTATAGGCTGTCCTGTTGGAGTAAATCTTCTAGGTTTCCATCCGAAGTCTTTTAGATATTGACCTATTTGTTGTCTTGAACCTAAGTTAAATTCTTTTAATTGTTTTCTCATAAAAGGAGTAGTGTCATTAGTTTTTACTCTTTCATCATATTCAATATTAGTAAGTCCTGACTTAGACAATGTGCCATCTTTCTTTAATTTAGGTATAACTCTTTTTACATCTACCCACTTAGGTTTAAAGGTAGCATGTACTTCTTTTTCAATCTCTGTCTTTCTTTTATTCAATGAACTTAATAACATCATTGCTTGTTTTTCATCAAATAAAAATCCAGTCTCGTATTGCTGTTGTAATATTTTAGATGTCTGATGTTCTAAATCCACACATTCTTTTGAAAAACCTTTAGCATCTTGTTGTAATTTATGATAAACAAGTTTATTAAGTTTAGTATCTTGCACACAATATGTCATCATCTCATCACTAAAAGATGTGAAGTCGGGCTTATCTTGTTTAGCACTACCTAGTTTCCAACCCCATTTTTCTAAACTATGACCACCATCTCTGACAGGATTTAATAATCTAGAAATAACTAAAGTATCCACAATACCTTTGTGATTTGTAAGGTCTACACCTTTTAGTTTTTTGATTATAGGTAAGTCAAATCCTATTATGTTATGACCAATAATTTTATCTGCCTTTTGTAATAGTTCTATACCTTTATCTATTTCATCTGGATTATATGTATATACTTTATCATTTTCATCTATGGCTACCATACACCATATTTCTGTTGCATCTTGATACAATCCATTTGTTTCAATATCAAAAACTAACTTCATCTTGTTCCTCTCTTTCAAATTCTAAATCTTCCTCAGATAATCTGCCACTATCTTTATCATAAACAAGAGCAGTAGCCATTCCTACATCACCTGTATATCTTGATTTCAATACACGAAGTTTAGTAGTCCTTGCCTCCAGTTCATCATCAGACTGTTGATTTCTTTCTAATGCTATCACACAATCAGATAATTGACCAATACTATTTGAACCACGAAGGTGTGAAAGAGATACTTCAATACCATTCTCATGTCCTTTGTTCCCATCCACTCTACGCAGATGAGAAACAAGAATAAGACCAGCACCTGTTTCTTCAACAAGACTTCTTAATCTTGTCATAATAGAATCAATAGCCCTTCTTTCATCACCCTCATGAACAGCACTAACCAACATATGTAAATGGTCTACTACAACCCACTTACAATCGCATCCAACAATTAAATATCTTAACTTAGAAAAAATATCATCAATCTCATTTGTTCCAAAGTGAGCATGAATAAATACTCTATCATCTTGGAATACCTTATCGAACATCTGCATGATAGTTTCTTTGTCAAACTTATCTCGTTCTTGGTCTATGTAAAGTCTTGCGTTTGCTTCAATAGAAAGAATACCATCAACTGTTCTTTTCCAGTCTTCTTCTAATGCAATCACTCCAACATTATCTTCTGTTTGATTTATTAACCAATGCTCTAACTCTCTAGTAACACTAGACTTACCTAGTCCTGTGCCACCTGTAAGAGTTACAAGTTCACCCTGTCTAAGTCCATATAATTTTTTATTTAATCCATTCCAAGGAAAAGGAATACTCTCTTTTCTTTCTCTATCCAAGTATGATTTCTTTCTATCTAATACTTGAATGATACCACTTGGAGTATATACTTTTGCATCCCACCATGCTCTAGTATATTCACTATGCTTACCCTGTTTGAGCATATCATTAGGGTCTTTGTATCCATTAGGAAGTGTTACTATCTTTGCCTTACCGGGCTTTATAATATTAGCAACCTTCTGTGCTGCTTCCTGACCTGCCTTATCTTTATCGAAACATATTACTATATTATCAAAACTCTCGATGTATTCTAAACTTTCTTTTACATCTTTGACTGCTGATGATGCACCTCTCTTGATAGAAACAACAGCCCACTTACTTCCTAAAAGTTCGTAGGCTGCCATTGCATCGCACTCCCCTTCAACAATAGTTAAATACTTACCACCTTCTTTAAATAAATTTTGTCCAAACAATCCTGTTCCTGATAAAGAGCCATTAAACGCAAACCTTTTATCTTTAATAAATCTAGTCTTAGTAGCACAATGCTCGTTGTTAATGTAAAAAGGATAGAGGTGTTGTGCTAATTGTCCTGTTGAATCATATACAACTTTAACACCATACTTCTCTGCTGTCTCCTTTGATATTCCTCTGTCTGTTAGTTTTGCAAAAGTGCCTCCATGCACATTTACATTTTCTTTTTTATAGTTTTCCATTGCTGTTACATTACCCTCATAGTTAGAATAAAAATGATTACAACTAAAACATTTAGCAGAACCATCTTTGTTTACTGATACTGCATCACTACTACCACATTGCTTACATGGTAAGTGATACTTTACAAATTTATTTTCCATTTCTTTCCCTCAAAAAAAATGCTAGTTTTTAGAATAGAACTAGCAAACTATATAAGGAGATATATATAAATGTCTAACTTGATTCAGATGAATCTTCGCTATCCACTCCTTCATTCTCTACAAGTGCCTCTGAAGCAGACTTCAAGAGGGTTTCAAGACTACCTCTATGTGTTGCACTAGCAAAGGACAAAGCCTCTGTGATGACATCTAGAGTTCCTACCTTCGCAATAATTGCTTTGGCATTTAATCTAGTTTTCTCATCATTAATTTTAGAAACATCATAATTTAATATTCCTTCTTCTGTTTGAACATTAATAATCAAAATTCTTCTCCTCCCTCAAGTGAATCAAATTCTTCACCATCAGCAGACTTGTAACTTACCAAGTCAATAACTTGCATTGCTTGGAAATCCAAACCTTTGAAGTCTCCAAATTTATTAGATGTTTCCCACTCGTTATATTGAACTCTAACTCGTGACCCATTACCAACTAAAACATCAATCGGTAATTTATTTTCATCTACTAACTTGGGTGCATTTCTGACCATACCATTTGGTCCATTCACCTTTCGTTTAATAGTTATAGCACGACCTATTTTTTCATCTCCTAATTCAATGTCTTTAACCTTGAATCCTCTAGAAACAAAATCATCTGCCACACTATCTTCTACAACCAAATCAACAGTATATACTGGTTCAAATTTAGTATTTGGTGTAGTTACACTAGCCCAATAGGCTATTCCTTCTTGTATTGCCATATTATCCCTCCTTCGGTTTGGCTTTTACGCAAAGCGTATTATACACTCTCACTACTCAACCTGTCAAGTGTGTCCAAGTCA